GGTAACTCCGGTTGATTTGGGAAATCTGCGTGCAAGCTGGTTTGCAATTGTTACAGGTGATAAAGGAAGGATTGCAGATCCTTTAAGACAGAGTGGTAATTTCAGGGAGGGGACAAAGGAACACCCACGTGTTAAAGGTATTTCTAAAAGACTGGGTGAATTGTATAATAAAAGTATTTCAGAATATACGGCTGAGGCGAATGCCGTAAAAAATAAATTAAAACTTATATGTGGATATTCTGCTTATTATGCAGCGGCTGTTCATGAAATGATAGGGGCTAAGAATTGGTCAAGACCAATGTCTGGGCCAAAGTGGTTTCAGGCAGCTATAAACAGGAATATTAATAAAATAGTTAGTATATTGGCTAAAGAAGCTAAGATAAAGGGGGGAGGTAGTTAAATGACATCGGCGGCTGATGATATAAAAGATTATCTGGAATCTGTAAGTTCATTAGGATTGAATTTTGGTGTAAATTTATTTGTGGGGAAAGAACCGGTATCCCCTCGTGATTGTGTTACAATTTATGATACGCCGGGGTATCCCCCAGCTCTTACGCTTGATGGAGCCGATAGTACCAGTACGTATGAATATCTTTCAATGCAAGTAAGAGTAAGAAATAAGAGTTATACGGAAGGATGTAGTTTGGCGTATGATATAATGGGTGCTTTACATGGGCAATATAATTTGCTTGTGAATGGCTCGTTATATACTGTTATCTACTGTACTGGCAGTCCCGCCCTGCTGGAATGGGATGATAACAATAATGCAGTGTTCATTTTAAATATTAATTTACAAAGAAGGAGGTGAGAACATGTCTGATGCAATTGCTGGTGTAGGTACAAAATTTCGGCGCTGGAATAGTTCTACTTCTAAATTTGAAGACATAGCCGAAATTAATTCGATTACCGGGCCCAGTATGTCACGTGATACAATTGATGTTACATCACTTGACAGTACTGGAGGGTATCGAGAATTCATTGCCGGCTTTCGTGATCCTGGTACTGTGGTTCTTAATATGAACTTTACCAGAGACACCTATGAATTGATGAAAGCTGATTTTGAAAGTGATGACTTGCAGAATTATGAAATTATTCTACCTGATGACGAGGAAACATCGTTGGAATTTGAGGGGTTGGTTACTGAACTTCCTCTGGCAATTCCCACTGATGACAAGGTTACATCAGATGTTACCATTAAAATCAGTGGTCAGGTAGTTGTAAATTCTGGTTCTGCTACGACACCTTAATTAGTTTTTTATAATTTTTAAACCTAATCAAGGATTTTATTTATTTAATCAAAAAAATTAATATAATATGGAAAAAAAGATATTAACAAAAGAAGATTTGCTTAAAGGAGATTCAGTAGAAATAAGAGAAGTTGATCTTGGAGATGGTATTGTTTATGTCAAACAGATGACAGGCAAAGAGAGAGATATGTTTGAAAGTTCTGTCATTAAAGCCCGTAGGGACAGTAAGGGTAATATAACAAGTTATGAGACTGTACTTGAAGATTTCAGAGTAAAACTTGTTGTATGTACTCTTTGTGATAAGGAGGGTAATTTGTTATTTAAACTGGAGGAAGCTCCTTTACTTAATAAAGCTCTGAGTGCAAAGAAGATTGATAAAATAGTTGAAGTAGCTCAGGAACTCAATGCTATTTCAGAGAAGGATAAGGAGGACTTAATAAAAAACTCCGAGCTCGGCCGAGCCGACAGTTTTATTTCAGGCTCTGCCGAGAGTTAAAAGTTCCCCATCCAGATTATTTGTTAATGATGTTATCATCAAGACAGATAAGTGAATGGGAGGCTTATGACAGATTGGACCCCATAGGTAGCTGGCGTGAAGATTTTCGTTTCGCACAACTTATGAGTCTTTTGGTAAATATCTTTACGAGAATTTTCGCACCTAAAGGGCATGCACCAAAAAATGTATCGCCTCTTGATTTTATGCCACAGTGGGGTGATTTTGCAGATTTTAAAATTGAAAAACCACAACAGAGCGTGGAAGAAATGAAACAAATATTACTCAGTATTGCCTCCAGTCAAAATAAAAAGGTTAAAAATGAAGTACAAAAAAATAATACTATTAGGACCCCTTTAAAGAAAAAGAAGAATGGACTTTAATCTTGGGCGACTTGTTGTACATCTTGATGTTGATACGTCATCTTTGACAGTAGCTACTGCAAAATTTGAAGATTTTGCAAAGAAGACGGCCAATTCTATTGACCGAACTGCTCAGAAGGTACGTACAATGGGGTATCTTATGACAGCAGTTTTTACTGTTCCTTTGACAGCTGCAACAAAGAGTTTGATAAAAACATCTTCAGATTATGAATATGAATTACAAAAGATAGTAGGTTTAACAGATGTGGCACAGGAAGAAGTAAACGAATGGAACAAATCAGTTTTAAAACTTTCTAAAACATTTGGTAAATCTCCCATAGAACTTGCACAATCCCTTTATTTTATAGCGTCATCAGGTATAAAGAGTTCTGAAGCTCTTGAAGTTTTACGTGTGTCTGCTATGGCTGCTGCATCTGGATTGGGTAGTACCAAAGATGTAGCGGATCTTGTCACATCTGTATTAAATGCTTATGCAAATACAGGAATCACGGCCACTGAAATTACTGACCAACTTGTTGCCGCAGTACGTGTTGGTAAAGCTGAAGCAAATGAATTTGCGTCATCAATAGGACAAGTTATCCCGATAGCTGCTCAATTAGGGGTGTCTTTTGCCGAAGTGGCAGGAGGTATGGCTGCAATAACGTTACAGGGGGCTTCCGCTAGAACTGCTGGAGTGTATTTAAAAAATGTACTTAATTCACTTTTAAAAGAAGCTGGTGAGAATAGTGTTATTTTTGAAGAGTTAGGATTAAACTGGAGTAAATTAAGAAGTATTTTAAAAGAACAGGGTTTAATTGCCTTAATGAATGAACTGAGAAGAATTACAGAAGAATATGATCTAAGTTTATTCCGTGATTTATTACCAGATGTAAGGGCTCTTACAGGAGGTCTAGCACTGGTTGGTAGAAATTTTGAGTATAATTCCAAAATAATACAAGAAGTTATTAATTCTCAAGGGGATTTAGCTGAAGCATTCTCAAAGGTATCTGACACCTTAAAGATACGTCTTGATAGGGCTCTTACCCGTATTAAAACTGTAATGATAGATTTTGGTAAAAATGTGGCAGAGGCGGTTATTCCTCTGGTGGAAAAGTTTGCAGATGTGGTAAGATCTATTACTAATAAATTTAATTCCTGGTCTGATTCTACAAAAAAACTTGTGTTAATAATAGGGGGCTTAACTATTGTATCTGGGCCTTTACTGCTTTATTTTAGTACACTTCTTTATGTAACTTCCAATACAATACGTATTTTTGGTCAATTAGTAAAAATACTTAAGGCTTTTTCTATTGCATCCATAGCTACTAAAATTGTTGTGCTTGATATAGTAGCGGGTCTAGGGGCTCTTGCCGGAATAATTATTGGTCTTTCTGCATTGATACGAAGTACTACAAAAGACCAGAGAGAATTCAATAAACAACTTGATGATTTTCTGGATAAACAGGAAAAATTAAATAAAGAGAGAAAAGAACAGGGCTTATCACTCAAAGAAAAATATGCTACAATTGGTGAAATGAATTTAAGGCAATTGAAAGACTATACAAATGAGTTATCACAATTTATTGCCTTATTGGAAGACCAAAAATTAGTAGCTGATGAACAATTTAAAAATTTAAAGACAACCGATACATTCTATAAAAAGTTAAGTGATGATGTAGAATATTATAGAAAAATTTATGAAGATTTAAATAAAACTATTAACGAAGGGATTTTTTATTATCCTGGTTTAATAGATAGATATACAACAATATCAAAAGAGTATGAAGATGCCAAAAATAAACTTGATGAATATACAAACTCTATTATAGAAAATAAAAAAGCGATAGATGAGAATTTAGGTGAATACAAAAAGATGTATGAGAAAGTAAAGAAGATGTATGAAAAAATGGCTTCGAGTGAAGAACAAAAAGCAAAAGCAGCCCAAGATGCTGCAGATAAAATTAAAAAATTTAAAGAAATAGTAGAAAATACTACAAAAAGTTTACAACAAGCTGATGTTTTATCTCCTTTAATGAAATCTATTTTTGAAGAATATGACGTACTAGAGGCAAAGAAATCCGCATATCAAAAAGCAATACAAGGTATTACTGAATTGTTTGGTGACCAGGCAATGGT